ACTTGAAGTTTAACTTTGACAGTCAAGAATCCTTCATAATTCCATATGAGAATATTATTCATATTAAAAGGTTTTATCATACGAATCAGATCTTTGGTGGATCGAGTTCAAAAGGTGACCAGGAAGCACTCTTAAAAACAATCCAAATTAATGAGAATGTACTTCAAGGTATTGATAACGCACTTAAGAGCTCCATGCAGATTAAAGGACTCCTCAAAATGAGTGCGATGTTAAGCGAAACAGATAAAAAAAAGCAGCTTGATTCATTTAACGAGATTCTCAAAGAGTCTATTAGGAATAAGGGAAGTTCAATTATTCCGGTAGACTTAAAAGGTGATTATGTACCTTTAACAACAGATCCAAAGCTAATAGACAAGGATACCCTAGAGTTCTTACAATCAAAAATCTTAGATTACTTTGGTGTATCTGTTCCAATCTTTCATTCCAAATATACAGAAGATGAGTTCAACTCATTTTATGAACAAACCATCGAGCCTTTAGCCATTCAAATGTCTGAGGCTTTTTCTTTAGGCTTACTAACACAAAATGAAATCATGCGTGGTGAGGAGATTATCTTTTATAGCGAAAGACTTCAATACGCATCATGGAACACAAAGGTTACAGCGATAGAAAAACTGATGGGGTTAGGCATCATGTCACTTAATGAATCAAGAGGGTTATTGGGACTTGAACCAGTAGAAAATGGGGATAGAAGATTACAGTCACTCAATTATGTTGATGCTACTAAAGCAAACGAATATCAAGTAGGGAAGGATGATTTAAATGAAGGTAACAATTAATGGTAAGGTTTCAAAAGATGTATTAAATACAGTCTTAGAAGAACAGAAAGAAAAGATTAATACGATAGAAGCCTTTTGTAAGACACACAAGATTAATGAAATTTCATACAAGGACAATGAACTTGAATACGTGTATGAAAAACAAGTAGCAAAACCTAAGGAGGTTGAGAAGCGATGAAGAAAGAAACCAGAATAGCAGAAGTCAGGCTAGAAGAAACAGATGACAAGATGATCTTAGAAGGTTATGCGATCGTTTATGATGAACCCACTTTGATTGGTGATGAATCGTATGGATTTATTGAAAGTATTAGCAGAAGTGCAATCACTGATGCAGCAATCAAAGATGTGCCAATGAAGTATAACCACATGGATTCGTTTTTAATCATTGCCAGGACTAAAAATGGCTCACTTACTTTAACAAGTGATGATGTTGGATTAAAGGTAAGAGCGGAACTGCTCGACACACAAAGTAATCAAGATATTTTTAAGATGGTCAAATCAGGCTTATTGGATAAGATGAGCTTTGCATTTGTAGTTAGTGAACAGGAATGGAATCGTGATGGTGATATTCCAAAAAGACATATCAGAAAGATTGAACGTTTATATGATGTTTCAATCGTTGACACACCCGCTTATGATAAGACTTCGATTTATGCTCGTTCTTTAGAGGCTATGGACTTAGAGCTAAAGACTATGGATTTAGCAGAGAAAAATATGAAGGCTGAACTTATAAGAAAAAAACTAAATTTGAAAATAAAAATAGGAGAATAGAAGCATGAATTTAGAAAAACGAAGTAATGAAATTAAAGCACGCATCACTGAAATCAAAGGATTGATTGGTGCTGAAGTAACACTCGAAGTGTTAGAACAACTAGAAGCAGAAGTTGATGAATTAAATAAAGAAAAAGACACGATTGAAAGAAAACTTGCGATTCAAAACAAGACAAAAATCAATCCAGTCATTATTGAAAGATCTAATCCTGTCGATAAAGATCAATTAGAAACACGTGGTAAGAATTTAAGAGAAAGCAGAGTCATTCAAGTTTCAAGTGAAGAGATTCTGTTACCAGAACACATTGCTGATGGCATTGCACCACATCCATTCGCACAAGTATCTGCCTTAGTGGATAAAGTAAAGGTTGTCAATTTAAAAGGTGGGGAAACCTACAAGAAATCATTTGTCAAAGGTAGTGGCATCGCTGGTTTAACTGGAGAAGGTGAACCTTATTCAGAAACAGAACCTGAGTATGGTTACTTAACGATTACTAAAGTTAAAGTGACAGCTTATACAGAAATCACTGAAGAGTTAGAAAAACTGCCTAACTTACCATATCAAGCTGAAGTCTTAAAGAACATTAATCTTTCACTTAAGAAGAAGATTAGTGAACAAATCCTAAGAGGTCCAGGCACATCTAATACATTCACAGGTATTTTCAGTGATAAAGCAATCGCTCTATCTGATACAACTGATTTAGAAATCACATCGATTACCGACTCAACATTAGATGACATCATCTTTGCTTATGGTGGTGATGAAGAAGTCGAAGGTGGTGCATACTTAATCCTTAATAAGAATGACCTAAGAGCATTCGCAGGATTACGTACTGCAGAAGGTAGAAAAGTACACACGATTGACTATATCAACAACACGATTGATGGTATTCCATACATCATCAACTCTCATTGTAAGGCTATTTCAGATACAAATACTGCAGCTGGTGAATATGGTCTTGCATATGGGTCATTGCTCAATTATGAAGTACCTGTTTTCTCACCTGTTGAAATTAGCAAGTCTAATGATTACAAATTTAAAGATGGCATCATTTGCTACAAGGCTTCCGTATTCACAGGTGGTAACGTTGTAGGATATAAAGGCTTCTTAAGAGTTAAAAAGAAAGCCTAAACATCAATAGAATAGAGGTTAGAATATGGGACTACTTGAAACAGTAAAAAAGTCATTGTTGATTCCAATCAGCGAGACCTATGCTGATGACGAATTAAATAATCATATTAGTGCATGTAAAAACTTACTCGTATCTACTGGGATTACGTCAGTTGTTGCAGAGAACCATCCATTAGCCCATTCGCTAGTGGTTATTTACTGTAAGACCTTCTTTGGTTTTAAAGCAGATGGTTCAGTTAAAGACCTACCGAAAAGTTTTGACATGCTCTTGAATCAATTAGCATTATCAAGTGGTGAGTATCATGTTTCCGAGTAGTCCCAATATTCGACTGATTTTATTAAAGATCACACCTGTGAAAGATGAGATCGGCAATCAAGGTTATGGTTTTGTTTCCAAAAAAGAAGTCATTGGTATATCTAAGTCAGTAACATCTAAAGAGTACTATGAAAGTAAGAAAAATGAATATAAAGTAGACATGGCATTAAAGATTCAAAGCTTCTTATATGACGGAAGTAAATATGCAATCATTGATGATTTAATTTATCAGATTGAACGAACCTATCTACAAGGACAGTTTTTAGAACTCTACTTGATAGAGACAAAAATAAAGGTAAGTGATATTTATGGCTACGTTGAATGACTTTGTCGATGAAATTAATCATGAAATATCAGAATATACTCAGTCAGTTAAAAAAGAACTTGAACAGCAACTTGATGAAACAGCAACTTTGATATTAGAGTATGTTATTGCAAATACGCCAAGAAGTGGTAGAAAAGGTGCAATGGCCGATGAGTTTGTAAAAACTGACATTGGTGAAGGTCACACTAAAACAATTGTTATCCATGCCAAAGAAAAAGGTAGACTGGTTCATTTGATTGAATTTGGATTTCAACATAAGAGTGGAAAGTATGTCGCAGCAAGACCATTTATGAGACCGGCATTTGATTATTTTACACCTAAAATGATGGAGGATATTAGGAGGATTATACGTGGGAACTAAAGAAAGATTAACATACGTTTATGGACTCCTAAATCAAGTGCTACCTGGTCATGTGTATTATGCGCTTTATGTAACTGATAAGGCTGAACCACCTTTTATCGTTTACCAGGAACTAAGTAAGAATCCAAGGGTATATGCGGATGATTCGTATTTAATAAAACAAGTCACGATTCAAATTACGCTTGTGACCAAAACAAAAGATACAACGATTGAATCTAGTTTAGAAGAAGTATTACAAAGTGCAGGTATTGATTTTAGGATGATTAGCGAATATTCATTAATTGATACAAGCATTTATCGAATTTATGAAATAAAGATGGAGGAAATTAAAAATGAGCAATAAAGTAACATTTGGACTTAAGAACGTCCACTATGCACTTGCAACACCAACTGAAGATGATACATGGGATTTTGGTACACCTAAAAAACTACACGGAGCACAAGAACTCAGTGCAGAAGTCATCGCAGGTAAAACTGATGTTTATGCAGACGATAAAATTGTTGCAACCCTAGCATCAAGTAGTGGGTCTAATATTACCTTAAAGTTAACAGAACTTGATGATGATTTCAAAGTGGATATCTT